AGCTCACTGCTGGTGGTCTTCAGGTCCAGCACAATGATGCCGTGTTCTGGGCTGTTGTGCACCAGGTCAACCTTGGCTTTGCTCAGGCCGAAGAGGCCATGCCAGACCATGGCAGGCTCCACCTGGGTGCCAGGGTGCTGCGGCGGGTCATTGGGTAGCGGGTGCCCTGCAGCAGCTCGGGCAGTGCGCAGGGCCTTTTCATGCTCATCAGCTGTCAGGATGGCTTTTCCTTCCTGCTCCTCTGCCCACTCCCGGTATGCCTTGGTTCGCCTGCTGCCATTCTCCCAGACCGCATAGCGCTCAGTGAAGGCCAGGGGCTCAAAGGTCAGGCAGTGGATGGCGCTACCCAGGGTCATGGTGGGTGTAGGCGGCTTGGGGTTGGCCTTCGCGTGCTGGTACTTCTGGGGGCTCTTGACCAAATGCTTCAGGCTGGACGCGTTGACAGCATCATAGGCAAAGTACTCGGCATCAGACCACAGGGCGGTTTGCTCTTTCGTGGGGTAGCTCATGGGGTTTGTTCCTGCTCGGGATGACGTTGGTTGTGGACATACAGCACAGCAGCAAGGGCCTGCCACGCGTGACCAGTGACCCCTTTTAGGGTCGTGTTGTGTGTGTGGTGAAAGGTGGCCGGGTCATAGAGGTGGCGCTTGATGATGCTGTGCCTGATGGCTGTGTCACTTCTGCCCAGCAGGCTCTTGACCTCACCGCGCATGACAGCCACAGGCCCTATACCCCTGAGTTCTGTGTACTCCAGGAGGCGGCCTACGACCATGGTCGTGTTGATGACTGACCAGCTGGGTGGCCCTGGGTGGGTCTGCTCGATGACCACGGTCGCGTCATCTCCCACTGAGTCAATGCAGTGCCGCACTTCCTCCAGGCTGGCCTTGCTGCTTGCCCAGGCTGCCAGGCCTGCGCCGGTCTTGATGTTTGCGACATAGAAGACCACGCCGCTGGTGCGCGGCCCTGGGTCTATGCCCAGATAGCAGCGTACATCTGGACCGAACATCTCACCCAGCGTCTGCAGGTCATCCATCGAAGAGACCGGCCTGAGTCGGTGCAGTGCCACCACCCTGCCTGATGAGGTCAAGGATGACCTGCAGCTTGCACTTCTCGTTCCGTAGGCTGTCTTTCAGGCACTCAATGACGGCCTGATACTTGTCAGCCTGGTCCTGCAGCTGCGCCAAGCTCACCCCTGTGGGCTTTGCTGTGACCCCTGTGATGGTGCCTGTCTCGCTCTCGACCACAGGCACCAACCTGAGGCTGGCCTCCTGAGGAGCAGGTGGCGTCTGGTTGCTGACACGGTGCACCAGTGTCTTGATTGACCAGTACCGGCGCAGGCCTCCAGGCCGAGCCTGCTGGCAGGCAATGGCTCCGCTCTGCGTCAGGCGGTGCAGCTTCCTGCGCATCTGGTCGTATGCCTTGGAGCTCACTTTGAGCTTGAAGACATCAGCCATGTCCTTGACCTTCATCTCATAGGGGCTGGCATCCAGAAGGTTGATGATGTCCTGCGCGCTTGGTGACTTGCTCATGGTGTCCTCTCTCATGGTGTGGTGTGTGACTTGATGACGTTGAGACCGCCGCTATGCTCGAGCCAGTCAAGGCACTTCTGCCTCTGGCCTGGGCTCATCTTGTCGAGTGTGGCGCGGTTGCTGTCCACTGCCCACGTGTTGAACTGCTCCACTGTGAGGCCTGCCTCCTCCAGCTCCTGCGCAATGCGGGCAGCAGCTGCCTGAGTGCTGGGCAGTGCGCGCCTGGTGGCCTGCTGTTTGGCTGCTGCGTTGCCGTCGTCGTCGTCTTGCACCAAGCAAGCCACGGCAGCCAGGCTGTATCGGCGCAGGTAGCTGATGCAGCTGCCCAGCGCGTGGCTGTCTCCCTTCTTGCCAATGGGCACAGATGCCACAGACCGCGACCACTGCCCTGAGCTGTGCCCAAGGATGGTGGTCAGGCTGACAATGCCGTCCGCATAGTGTGGGTGCTGCTGGATGCTCAGGCCATGGACGGCAAACACGGGCCGCACTGCCTCAATGACGCTGGTGAGGGTGGCATACCTGGAGCGGTAGTGGGGGTTCTTGCCGTCCTTGTCTGCTCGCCCAAGGTGGCGCTGCGCATCTGCAAGCGCTTTGTGTAGTTCGTTGACTTGTTCGGATTGCTCATACATTGTTGGATGTCCTCTCGTTGTGGGCCTTCTGCTCAAAGCCCGTTCGTGTCAGGCTGGCTATGTGAATGAGTCCAGTGTCTGAGCCTGTGCAGTCACTGTCTCGGTAGTAAAAGTTGATGCCGCGGGACCGGTAGCGGCTGAAGCCCGCCTGGGTCAGGGCAGAAGATAGGCTGAGTCCAAACCTCTGGGCGGACAGATTCAGGTCTATGGCTTGGGCAAACTCAGACACCGTGAACCGGTTGCGCTGGGTGCCCTTGTTGTGGTTGTACGCGCAGGCAGCGCACTGACTGAACCAGTCAGCATACTGGAAGACCCCGTTAGCCCTGCGCTGCAGTGCGCTCTCTTCAGCAGTCAGCCACCACTCAGCGCCCTCACTGTATGCGGCGTATGCCTCCGCCAGCAGCTGCGCCCTGTACTTGCGCAGCCAAGCAAGGCCTGCAGACTCACCACTGCACTGCACCACCCAGTACCGCCTGCTGCCTGTCCGGTCCCTGAGCACTGACTCCACCTCATTGGTGGTCATCGTGATGACGGTGTGCCGCCTGAATGTCCGCATCTTCCGACCGTAGGGAGGCCTGAACCGGTCCACTGCGCTGGTAATGAAGGCCTTGCGTGTCTCCTGGTCTGCTGTGCTGCTGCCGCTCATTTCTGCGTCCTCATAGATGAGAGCGCTATACAGCTGTATATAGCTGTCCTTGTCCTTGATGTTAAATCGAGTGTCGCTAAACAGCTCAGCTTGGCCGGGCCAGTCTGCCCACTCTCGCCAGACGCTTGACTTGCCCCAGCCCTGTGGAGCAGTGAGCACCATGCAGGTGTGTAGCTGGCAGCCAGGCGAGAAGAGACGCGCCATGAGTCCCACAGCCCACTTGCGCGCATAGGTGCGATAGATGGGCAGGTCTTCAGTCTGGCAGACCTCCATCAACCAGCGGTCAATCCGCGGGCAGCCATCCCACTCCTGCGCCAGCACATAGTCCTGGACAGGGTTCCGGCTGTGCTGCTTGCACACGTACTCTACAGCGGAGAACAGCAGCTCCTTACCCAGCCTCCAGGTCCACTGGTATGCGCCTTCCATGTGGCACACTGTCCGCATCCACATGCCATCATCTATCGGGTCGTGACCGTCCATCTCCCTTTCCCTGAAGCTGTCAAACCACAGATTGAAGGCACTGTCATGGGTGAGCATGGCCTGCAGGTTGCTGACTGTGTTCTTGACCTTGCCAGGTGTGCCGTCCTTCTTGGGTGGCGAGCGCTCCAGGTCGACCAGGCCGGGTGTGGAGCTGGGGCGGTAGCTGTTCCAGTACGTCACAGCCTGAGGGGCTGAGTAGTAGCGCGCCCTTCCGTCTGCTTCCCTGTGGAAGAAGCCACTGCCCACACTTGTCCCACCAAAGGGGCAGATGACGCGCAGGCGCTCACCAGGGCTGAGGGCATCAGCCAGCTGCTGCCATGAACGACCGTCTGCCATGCGCTGAGACCGGAAGTCCACGTCGATGGACTTGGCTTGCCGTGGTCGCTTCCTGCTCGGTACGGGGCTGGCCTTTGTCTGTGCCTTGTCATTGTCCGTGAGCTGCGCCTGCCTCTGCCACTGGTTGCGCAGTCGCCCGATGATGTCACCAGTGAGCAGGGTGTCACTGGCAGCGATCACCTCTACCTTCTGCAGCCTCCAGTCACACTTGGTGTTCATGCTGCCTGGTGCCCGAGCGAGCCGCGCCCCTACGTCATGGGTCCGGTCGTAGGCTTTGTGGTAGGTCGTCAAGGGTGGGTGGAAGGTCTGCGCCTGCTCCGCTGCCTGACGGTTGCACTCATCCACTACAGCAGCGTGCAAGGCCTGCAGGGCTGCCTTCTCCTGCCTCATGGGCTCAGCTACCGCATAGTGAAAGTGGAAGCCCCAACCGCTGCAGATGGTGAGGGTGGGCGGTGCAGCCATGACAGACTCAAGGATGCCACCAATGTCCTGCAGGAGCAGGTCAAGGAAGGCCTGCCTCTGGTCTTCTGGCATCTGGTACAGATGCTTCTTTCGGTCTGCTGCTTTGTCGGGCAGCACTTGACCCCGTGCAAGTCGGGCAGCGTCCACCAGGCCAAGCAGGTCAAGGTCAAAGAATAGGCTGGTGACGCCCCTGCAGTTCTCGACTGAGCGCCCCCTGCCTTTGTTGTCCACTGCCCCACGATGGAAGTACCCGGTGCTGATGTAGTCGCCACCCTTTAGGGTCTGCTCCACGTAGCAGCAGCCCTCTGGTGGGGTGGGCCACACTGCTCTCACGCGGGTGTCTGGGTGTTGTGCGTTCATGCTGTTACCTGCCATCTGGCTTTGTGGGATGTGGGGAACGCATCGAGCTGACGCGGCCTGCTGAGCCTGCTCCAGTTGCCACCGCCAGCGCTTTGACTGACAAGCTGCCAGCCTGCGCCACGCAGTGACGCGCCACCTTCCTCTGGCAGAGTGTACGTCTGTAGCCGCCGGTAGCCCATGGCCTTGCACGCCCTCCAGCAAGCGCCCAACAGCTTGCTGCAAGCGTTCCGCGCCCCGTCGGTAGCAACACGCAACACTTCAGCGGTGAGACCATCGTCAAGCATTCTGGCCACCGGCCTGCCAACAATAGCAACGCCGCGCAGTGTCTGCTCATCACTGACCCCAATACAAAATTTGCAGCCTCTTGTTGGTTTATGGTGTCTGTGATGCAGCAGGACAAAGGCGTTTGCCTGCTTCAGTGTCACTGGGTGAATAGTTAGTGCCATGCTGTCTGTCCTCTCAAAAGGGTGCTGGGGGCCACCGCCAACCGTGTCGATTTGTGAATGATGTGAATGGCAGCCCCCAGCGGTAAATCAACGCTCGGACACTACACGCTGCAGCTGCTGGCGCTCAATGCGTGCCTGCAGGTCTGTGGCCACCATGGGACTGACTACCTGTGACAGATACTCAGGCACTGTGAGGCCTGCGAGGGCAGCAGCTGCTCTGAGGTCACGCGTCAGGCGCATGGTGAGACGGGGGCGGAAGTTGCTGAGGTCTTCAGACATCTGTGCCTTCCCCCTTCTCCAACTGGATGGCAACGTGCGCCACCTCGCCACAGGTGTACTGCACCACCTGGTGGGTGCGCTCCAGTCGGGCATACAGGGCGGCGGGGCTCAGGTCACGCATCTCTACCATGAGCTTGGCGTGGTACTGCTCCAGCCTTTGGAGCTGATGCACCATCTCCTCTGCATGGGTTCGTCCGTGTTCACAATAGTGGTTCATGTCCATGGGTAGCTCCTACAGGCTCATCACGAGGAAGAGAAGAGAGAAGATGAGGATGGCGCTTGCTGCGTCTTCGAGTGCGGGCATCAGGACACCAGGCCGCTGTTGGCGTCTGCGTTGACTGCGTTGACAGTCCAGGCCGTGATGGCGCGCGCAACATCAGCAACAGGCATCCCCTTGGTGGGGAACCGGCGGCGCAGGGTTGGAGACTGTGTGTGACCAGCTGACCACTTCACGATGGCTGCAGTATTTGTGAAGGTCACCTGTACTGATGGTTGACCGCGCTGACTTTTCTGAGCTTTCGGAAGGCTCATGAAGGGCATTGGGTTGCCGCGTCGGTCGCGCATCCCCCAGATGACTGCAGACCAGTTGCGCGGGCACTGCTCCGTCATTGCCGTGTGCACTTCCTCCATGATTGCTTCCATACACATGCCGACAGACCAGCGGGTAGGCATGAAGTCCAGGCGGTTGGGGGTCTGCTTTGCTTCGGTTGACATCGTTGCTCCTTGGTACTTACGGTACACAGTGTACCACATGTACCACAGGTACCACCCAAGAGTAATGTCATAGTTCGGTCACAGGCTCTAGCCCTTGACGCGTCCAGCCCCCCCCTCTCTACCATCCCCTACTCATCGGTGATATGGTAGGTGGGGGGGGTGTTAGTAAAAAAGCTACTTACAAAAAATACAGTGTATAAACTTGCAAGTACGTTTTGGCCTATACCCCCCTCAATCCTTCAGAACATACTGATAGTGGGTATCGTAGAGAGGGGGGGGATTGACACGTCAACCAGACTACAAACGACAGAGGTGACATGTGAATTACCAAACTATGACACAGGAGCAGCTGCTTGGGGCTGTGGCCAGGCTCGCACCTGAGGCCATCAGCTGCATTGAGCAGACCCTCCAGGGAACCAACAGCCCGAACAAAGCCCAGATGGATACGGCCTGGCGTGTGCTGGAGTGGAGCAAGGAGGCTGCTGCAGTCAGGGCAGAAGCAGCAGCGGACACCCCAGCAGTGGAGGAGCTGCGCAACGTGCTGCAGCTCGTGGACAAGTGGTGAGGCTGTAGGACAAGTGTGGGACACTGTGGGACAATGGTACAGTGTCGGTGAGAGGACACCATGCAAGGACTTCAGCCGTTCTGGCGGTACTACGGCGGCAAGAATAGAGCCGCCAAGCTGTACCCGGCGCCGGAACATGACACCATCATTGAGCCGTTCGCAGGTGCTGCAGGATACAGCTGCCGCTACCACTGGAAAAAAGTGATTCTGGTGGACCGGTCGCCCATTATTGCAAGCGTCTGGCGCTACTTAATCAAAGCAAGCGCGGAAGAGGTGCTGGCCATTCCAGACATTCCTGCAGGTGGCAGCGTGGATGACCTGCCTGCATGGGTACCGCAAGAGGCCAGGTGGCTGGCAGGCTTCTGGTGTAGCACAGGCACAACCAGGCCCAGCAAGCGGCCATCCCGCTGGGCGCTAAAGCATGCGAACAGCGCCAACTGGTCAGGCTGGGGCCAGCGTGCCCGTGAGCGGTGCGCGCGTCAAGCAGCCAAGGTTAGTCACTGGCAAGTCATTCAGGGTGAATACCAAGACGCTCCAAGCATAGAGGCAACCTGGCACATTGATCCACCCTACAACAACAAGGCGGGCAGTTACTACCCTCACCAGCCACGCTGTTTTGACGAGCTTGCTGCATGGTGTAAGGCGCGGCAGGGGCTGGTCATGGTCTGCGAGAACAAGGGGGCGCGCTGGTTGCCGTTCCGTGAGCTGGCCACCATCAAAGCCAATGAAGGCAAAACAGGAGGCAAAACCTCTGCAGAGGTCATCTGGACCAATAGGCAGCCCAGGCTTTCAGATGGTGGGCAGCGTGTATTTTCTTGGGGCGCTGCATGAGCGTATACATTCCACCGAGCATCCCCACCGAGTTGCACCCCAAGGTCAGCGGCCTGGTGGGTGACCCTGCTGCCTTCTGTCGTCTGCATCAAGTGCAGGACAAGGAGAGCAAACGCGCCATACCCTTTGAGCCTTTGCCTATGCAGGTCAAGATATTCAATGCGGTCAAGCGCGGGCACAAGCGTATTCTGGTCATTAAGGCCAGACAGGTAGCAGCAACCACGGCATGCAAAATGGTCCTCCACCAGCAGTGGATGGCCACCCCGACTGCTGCACTGTTTGCCCTGGTGTCACTGCGGGCAGAGTCAGCCACGGCACTGCTGGACGACAACAGGCGCTGGATGTACCACCCTCCATCCATCCTGCAGCGCAAGCTGGACACCAGGGCCAGGGGTGAGCTGCGCCTGGCTGACACTGGGGCGACACTCAAAGCGTTCACCAGCCGAAGCGGTACAGGCCTGCGCAGCTTCAGGCCCAAGGCTGTGCTGCTGTCAGAGTTTGCCTTCGCACTTGACCAGGAGGAGCTGCTCGCTCAGGCCCTGTCTGCTGTGGGTGATGGCCTGCTGATGATTGAGTCTACAGCCAACAAGCCGGGGGACCGGTTCAGTGAGCTCATCGCAGGCGCACCAGAAAACGGCTGGCACTTGCTCTCGCACTGGTGGTGGGAGGAGCCACGCTACACAGACCCGGTTGATGCTGACTTTGAGCGGACAGAGGAAGAGGTGGAGCTCGCCCAAGCCTACAGCCTGACAGACGGGCAGCTGTCATGGCGCAGGCGCTACATGGCAACACTCGGGCCGTACAAGTTTCGCCGTGAGTACCCGGCCAACCTTGACGACTGCTTCCTTGGTAGAGAGGGCGGGTACTATGGTGAGGAGGTCTTGCAGGACATCCACGTTATTGAGCATGAGCTGCATGGCAGTAGGCATGGCCGAGAGATTGAGGCACCCCACCCGCATGACAGCTATGTCATGGGCGTAGCCGTCGGAGGCGGGGCGGGTGGGGACTACTCCGCGCTCGGCGTCCTGCCCGGCCGACCACTGCGCCCGGTCTCCGCTCGCGGCCGCACCAAGGGGACCC